CCTGTTTTGTTACATTTCCTAAACGTCCTTTTCAGAAATTCAACTTCTTGTATATTTTTGAAAGCGTCTACGGATTCTCCTTTCGATTCAGTCGTGAAAGTTATACCTATTTCTTTAGCAAAAATGGGTATAGTTAAACCATTGTAAACTTCTCTATAATCATGTGATACAGATTGAATACTATCATCGCCACCAACTTTTAAACATACTTTTACGAAAAATTTGTTTAAAGAGCCCGTAGCTCTGTACCAACAATACATCATAATCATAACGTTTACCAAACAGTTTAAGAAAAACGTCATAAAATTTCCACTGGTATTATTTCCAGACCATAAATAAACTCTACCATCAACTATATGTACTGAAGATAGCAAATCATTCCAAAGAACTTTTCTCCTAAAATTTTCTGCGGGAGGTGCGTCCTGGTAAAATGCTTCAATAATTTTGTATAATGCATGTAACAATTCATTAGAAATTGATCCATCATAAGAAGAATAATCTCCAGTTAAAACCTTGACAGTTGCAATAAAAGCTTCTTTATCAAATTGAGCTAATGATCTATACATTCTATCCCATTCATCACTATAGCAATTCATTCCTGAGCTAAATCCAAACTCCGTAGAATTGGCAGCACACCAAGCTACAAAAGCTCCGAAACACACTCGTTGTGAAATGTTACGAATAATAGGCACAATATTAAATCCTCTAGCTTTACCATCTAAAACTTTGTGTATAGGTAATTTCTCCATTTTTAAAGTATCTGTATGTAAGGCTAAACTCATTTTTCCTTGATCTATAAAACGTAAGTCGTCTTCGACTAACTCTATCATTATAGGTAAGTATTTATCTTGATCTTTTGTAAACAAAAATTTAAGATTTTCTACTCCAGACATATTCATGGGATATCCTGGACTAGTACTCATCTTTACTGGACGTAAATACGGTACTGTCTCGTATCCAAATATGGCTTCATGTATAGTCAGTTGTCGAGGTGTGATAGGTGTGGTAGCCTTTGCCATGAGATTTGCAAACAAATTCTCAGCAATTTCATAGGTTAATTCTATATCTAGAGGAACTCTGGGTATAGAATATTTAGATTGTGCTTTAAGCATAGGATCAACCTTTTCACCTTTGTCATTGATAAAAGGCTTCATATAAGGAACGGCGTTTATAGTTTTCTCATAAACACCTTCTAGTTTAGAATGGGTTAAGGTTTGCTTAACTATTCTTTTAGGATAATTATACATAGTACCCAAATATAGCATACCATTTTGTGGATGAGCAACTTTATCTTCATAAAAATCGACATCAGGTAACACTATATCTATTAATTTAGGAACCTCATAAACATCAATCTGTGATTGAATTAGTTCTAAAAATAGTGGGGTAGCATAACCTTCTCCTTTTCTAGAATCTCCCGCTGAATGTAAAGCATAAATTTTCCTATTAACAACTCGTGGATTCATTATAAACATTGGAGAACCACAATCACCGTCTTGAGTGTC